CTGCCTAAACCTCCATCTTCAAAACTTACCATAACCATATTGTCATTTACTTTTTTTGTTACAGTTCCTTTTCGCCCATTAAAATTTACAGTATCACCAACGCTAACTCCGCTATTAACAGATTCTACACCATTGTATAAACTCCAAACTTTACGCATTAAAGATGGGTTGGGTTTCCAGGTTGCCTCTTTTTTCTCTGTTTCAATTGATGTTTTAATTTCTGGAGTTTCTACTGCTGCTGTTTCCATTCCGGGAATATCAACTTTTTCTACGACTTTTTGTTTGATAGGTGTTTTAAACTTTTCAGCATTATCTTTATTTGAAAATCTTTTATCCCATTTTGCTTTGTGGCTCAAATATTCCATACAATGCTGATACCACGTCTTTTTATCTGCTCCATAATCTTTTTCTATGTTTTGAGTTTTATAGGAATTTTCAATTTTTTTTACTTCCTTTTCATTTCCCTTGAAAAAGAATTTACCGATATTTTCAAGAAGTTTTTCTGCACTATCTTTAAGCATATCTGTCAAATAATAATATTTATATCTAATTACGGTAGTTTTCCCTTTACTTGTTTTTACTTTTTCAGGAACTTCTTCCCTATACATGTATTTACCACCAACCATTTCACCCTTTTTCGCCTTTTCTATGTAATTACGATAAAAAGAAAATCCTTTTAATTCATTCAAATTAACAATAATCTTTGCCATTTTTCCCATCCTTTATTCTAAGCTTAAAACAAAAAAGGCAGCCACGACTAAACATCATGACTGCCTTTAAGACACATCCTAATAATATATTACATTTTTTTTCATTTGTTTTCAATAACAAAAACATATATTCCTATCGGTAAAAGACACAAAAAATAACTTATTATTAAAAACACATCACTGATATTATAATTCAGCCCAAATTTAACAACTGATGCCCCAATAACGCAAACAATTCCAATAATACAACTTAAAAAAAACATAAATTTCTTCATAAAAAATCCTTCTTTTTTGCGTAACAACTTATACCATAAAGTTGTTATAATGTAAACTATTTCTATTATTTTTTCTTTTTTTTGTCATAATTACTCTCCTCATTCAATCCTAAAATTTCAACATCCCCGTTTTCTTTTATTAGCATTTTGAAAGCATCTTTATTTGGAGAAAAGTGTGCACAATTTAATTCGATGCGTATTCCTTACAAAACCCATCGCTAGGTTGATACTGACAGAATTCTAAAGGGTAGTTACAAAGTTCTTGACACTCTAGAAATAATTCACTTTCTGCTTTGAAAAGTCGTTCTTCTGCCTTATTTGCTTTAATTAAAGCCGATTTAACTTTCTGAGTCATTTTCGTTCAGTCTCCTTTGGTGATACAATCGCTTTCCAAGCGATAACATCTGTCAGTCCAACCATGTGTTGATAACTAAACTCTTGTGTCGAAAAATTGTATTGCCCAAGTACAAGAAATAAGCAATCAGAGCCTTTCATTTTTGTTACTAAAAGAAGTGTTTTACTCATAAGAAAATCTGTTTCTTTCGGTAAACATCCATCTTTTACATAATGCCATTCATTAGCCTTGTTATAGCCGAACTCCGCACCAACCAAAAGGGATTATATTACCCTTGATGTAATCTTCGTCTTTTCAGTCAATCGTTTTAAGTATCAAAAACATAGTTTACTCCTATTTTACACTTCACCATTTGGATAAATTGGTCTCCAGTTTAATACATTATCCAAAACTTTTCCATCTTGATTTTTCCAAACCGAAGATTCTTTCTTATCATCGACCCAAACATTTTTGGCAATATCGAATCTTCCATCATCTAATTGAACTAATAACCAATTTTTATCATCATTTTCATATAATCTTTTTATAGAGGGCTCACCTTCATGATATGCCTTATATTCTATGAAGTGCAAACAGCTATCAACAAAATCAGAGTCATCTTCACCAACCATTTTATTCAAAAGCATATTGACAAAACCTTGCTTAGACAAATCATTATCATCAATCAAAGTAAATGCTGGAAAGTTAAGTCTATTAATTTCTTTCAAAACTGCATAAGCTCCAGATTTGAATAAATCCTTAAATAGAGTTGTTGATTTATCATCTGATTTAACTTTTTCAAAATATTTTTCTGTTAAGGTTGTGATATTCATAATTTACTCCTCTGGTATCTCACGCCATTCTTTAACTTTAAATCCGCTCACTTCATCTTCCCCTATATTTTCCAAAAACTTAAACTCTTTCGTGCTAGGGTCAAACCATAAGAAAGCATTAAATGTTTCTTCTGATTCATAATAAAATACTTTACACCAATATTCTTTTTTCTCTTTCGGCAAATCTCCGTTAGTAACGATGTGCCATTGTTGAGAGTGTTCTTTTTTCTCATAAATACCCGATTTAACATATCCACCTTTTATCAATCGTTTGAGCATTTCTTCTACAGTAGGTTGATTTTCTTTTCCACCATCGATATATGCTTGTTTTATATCTTCGGAAATATCTAAACTTTCGGACAAAGACGGATTATCATATTCTGTGAACTGTGTTTTATTTGCATATTCTTTTGCTTTCTTTTCTAATTCTTTATCTGTCATTCTTTTACCTCCTTTTTAATTATTCTCGATTATCAGGAAAAATTATATTTTCAATTTCTTCTTCTGTCATATTTGTAAAATGTTTTTGCAAATTACCAAGAATTCTATTAGCTTGAATATTCAAAGCGTCTTGAAAAGCGTCTTTTACAATATCTCCAGAATCATGAATTGCAGGAAGTTCACCTCTTTTGTATCTGCTCCACAAATCATTTGTATTATTTATTTCTACTAGATTTATCGCTCGTTCAATGCAATCTATTTTTCGTTTTAATTTACGTAATTTTTCTTTTGCTTCTTCTGTATCTATGGTTCTATGATTGCAGAATCCAAGTGGGTCATTTTCATAAAACTTTATAAAAATTGATTTTTCTTTTGTGTCTTGTACGTATTTCATTTTGTTTTCTCCCATTTATCAAATCTTTTCAACGCAATCAACAAATCAACTAAAGCCTTAATCAATTTGTAACAATCACTTTCAATAAGTTTTTCGTTTTCTTCTTTTGTCATTTTTTTTACTCCATCATTTGTTTAATTATCTCAACAGAAACTCTGTTTTTATACTTTTCTTTTATCGCTTGGATTTTTTCAAGTGGATTTATATATTTTTTTCCACTTGCTCTAATATCATATTTCATTCTGTTTTGCGTCCACGAATAAACTTGATGGTAAATTTTTCTACATTCCGACCCCATACAAATAAATCCTTTTGTTACTGCTCCACACAAAACACATTTATTTTTAATTGGTGTATGAGTTTGTCGATATAAAGCACATCTTTTTTTGTTGGCAACTTTTCTGCATTCATCAGAACAGATTGTTTGCCTGTAATCTCTTGGAGAAAAAATAGCACCACAAACTTTACAAGTTTTCATTCTGCTACATCCTTTATAATGGACTCAAATAATTTATAATACTCTAAATGTTTTTTTATGCTTTTATTATAAAAAAATCTGCGTATTTTAGAATATAAAATTACTATTGGAATAAAAACAAAAGGATAATCGCAATATCCGTTAACATAAGCATTGCCTAATCCGTGTTTGCAATATTGGATTATATCTTTCCCATTACTTTCATTAGACTGGTCTAACTCGTAACAATAACGACATTTTTCGCAAATCATTCTTTCACCTCATCAAAGTATTTTGAATCTTCATTAAAACTGCTCCAACTTGTGCAAGTTCTTTTATTGAATTAATTGTAAATATATTGAAACTATCATCAACAGAATATTTTATAATTTTTGTTTTATCTTTTTTGATATAAGTCCAAATATAATCTATTTCATTCTTTAATCGTTTTATACAATCTTCAACATCTTCTACTTCTTCCAAAAGAACTGCACACCCCTCGTGAAGTGAGTGATATTTTTCGCCAAACTTTTCACAAGCATTTTTGTATTCTGCTTGGATTAAGTCATTTACTAATTTTTCTGTTTCTGGACTAAAACTCATTTTTCTAATTCCTTATTTTCTTTTTTTATTTCTGCTTCTGCGTCGATTCCAGAAATTTCTTTAAAAATTTCATTATTCCAGTTAGGAAGTTTAAGAAGTTTTTTATGTTCTTCTTTACTTGCTTTATCCCAAGCCAATCTAAACGCTTCTTTGTATTCAAGAGATTTTAAAAAGCCACCACAGGTTTTTATCTCTTGTTTATGTTCTTTTTTTTCATCTCCTATAATCTCACGAAGGATTGTAATTGAATTCGTTCCGTACTTGTCGTCTTGTTTTATATATTCACCTGCGATAATTTCGCAAATTCTTGATTCTGAAAGTTTGTAATTACTTTCTTTTTCTATAGCAAAAAGTTCTCGACAAAAATGAAATACTTTGTCAGTACAACATTCTAAATCTTCTTTTTTAGTGTCTTTTGTGTAAGTTTTTCCAACTTCAAACCGGAATCCTCGACAACATAAATTTTTGTCAAATGCTTTGTATCCTATCATACCTTACCTTACTCCTTTAAAATAAAAAACCTATCACCTTTTTTCACCTAGTCATCTAGGGTTGCGTTGAAAAAAGATAATAGGTTAGTAATAGTCTTAAACAAATACGCAACTCTTTATTTAAAACAACTAGTATTAAAATTAATACTAATAATCAAACTATAATATAAAATTTACGACTTGTCAATAGATAAAGTTTTAAATTTAATACTCAATCAACCTCCGGATAATACCTAACCCACGATCCACGACAATAAGGATGCAATATCCCCATAGGCAAATCTCCATCTACTTTACCTTCCCATATTGCATAATCAGCATACTCATCCTTGATATGTTCATCATCCAAAGGAACTTTGCTATAAAGTGCAAGTTTCCCTTTTATTTTTTTACATTTTGAACAAGTGTTATCATCTATCACTTCAAACCTTTTAAAATAGATTTTTTCATTTTCGTCTGAATTAAAAACTTCTTCTTTGATATATGCATTATTAACTGTATTTTGGATTTCACTATCTGCAATTTTTTGAAAATCTCGATTAAGTCCTACACACTTATCAAACAAATTTTGAGAAACAACTCTCTTCGATTCTTTGTTTTTAATTCCGTCAATAATAACTTGCTGGATTTCATTTTTAAGAGAATCTTTTACCCTTGATATTCTTTGCCCTACACTCTGCATCGCAACTTCAATTCTTGCTGCCCGTTCCCTTGATATAGGTTCACCAATAATAGTTTTTAAATTTTTTATATCATCCGAAATCCAATCAAAATGTTTTCGTTTATATACAATGTCCGAAAGTTTTTTCTTCTGAATTGCTTCAAAAGAATTAGTTTTTGCAAGACGATCTAAAATCAGTCCTAACGTTTCACCTTTTAAAACTATTTTTTCACCATACCCCATATAATTTTTATTAAGCATTTTTTCTAATTCTTCTACAAATTTATCCCACTCTGCTTTTTTCACAGGTTCTCCTGTTTCAGGATTGTATATTATTTTCCCTTTATGAATTAAATTTGCTTTTCTTACGATAGTAATTTCAGGTAAGTCAAAAAATGAAATTACGAAATTATAAATCTTTTTTGTTTTTTCAGTAATTTCATTAACAATCTGATTTGTTAAATCTTCCTGACTGGCATATACAAAGGCCTCTCCTTTACTTGCCTTAACTTTAGTATCTAATGTAAATGCCAATGAATGTACAGCTTTTTCAATTTTGTTTTTATCAAAATCAGTAATTCTCATTAAAATATCATTATATTTTCTTGAGAAATCTAAATTTTTTGAAATATGCTCAATTACAAAAGGTTTGTTATTATAAATAGTGTTTAATGCTTTTTCTACTTGCTCAACTTTTCTTTGCTTATTATTTTCAGTAATATCAGTTATTTCAATATCAAAGGATTTGTGTATTCTACTACCTTGTTTTGAAAATACAAAAGTTTTGAATTGTTCTACAGTTAATGTTTCCATACTTCCAAAAAATCCTGGTCTATCATATTGTTTCATATATGCTTTTTTGGCTGCATCTGCACTTTCAAAACACAACATACATTTATCTTCATCGTATTTATGAGTAATAGGATTGTTTTGATGAATTACATAAACTTTTTTTGTGTTTTTATCTGGTCCAACATAGCAATTATGTGTTACAAGTCCATTTGCAATATATGTCTGTTCATCAGTCTGAATAGCAACAAACTCCCCGGTATATGGCTTTATATCCACAATTTCCAATGGCTCATATCTATAAGTTTGGCCTAAAAAGTTTCTTTTCTTTTCAAGAGCTGGCTTAATAATTTGAGTAAACTCCATTGTTATATTATCAGCCATATAATCTGTATGTAATTTAATTTCATTGTATCTTTTTACTGCTTGATAACCCAATTTATTAATACATTCAATTGTAAATTTCATAAATTCATCTTGATTTTTGGTTTGAGTTATCAGGAATTCATGTCTACAATTCAAGCATCCATCTGTATCAAATAAACCAGCGATATAACCACGACACCATTCAAAAGATTTAGGATTTTTTACAAGAATTGATTTAATATATCTTATTTTGTTTATACCTCTAATAGATAATATAGCTAAATCCATTTTAGATATAACTTTTCTACCATCTGCTAATAAAGAATTTGTCTGTCTAGGTTTGTCTATTCTTATCTTAGATGTTTCTAAACCTAAATCATTCCAATATTGTTTTACTCTATGTATAACATCAATAAAAGCAACGCCTTTTCTAATATCACAATAAACCTGTTTTGATTCATCAAAATTATAACATCCATCGCCGATATAAGCTCCAAAGAGATAACCCTTTTTATAATCTTCTGTTTCTTCAAAATTATGATGATTGTAAATCATTACAAGTTTATCACCAATTTTTAATTCATCAGCACGCTTCCAATACTTATCTCTTGTCTTACCTTGAAAATAATAATGTAAATGACCTTTAGTAGTTCTCAGTTTTACACCATTTTCAAGAGTAATATCTAGCATATCATCCATACCTTTTTTGACATGAATAACTTTAGTTTTAATCTGTTTTCGCTGCTTATGCTGTTGTGTTTCTAATTTAATTCCAATAAGTTCGTCGCCTTCTTTTATATCTGCAGCACTTTTTTCAGTATAATCAGCCATTAAGATTTTTGTTTCTGGGCTTACACAATCTAAGTGATCTTTGTCTACTCCTACAGTTCCCCTAATATATCCATAATCATAGTGCATTAAAATTTCCCACTTATGACCATCTGAATCTACACCACATCTATAACTTCCTTTTTTATTTTCAATGGAAATATCCATGCCATAAAGTCTAGTTCTACCTTGTAATTTATAACCAGAATAAGTAAGGGATTTATTTACATTTCTACTTGACAAATTTATCAAATGTGGTATTATAGAGTCGGTGGTAGAAAAAGCCTCTGTTTTACAAGCACCTACCTGACCCGCCTCGAAAGTGGTCGTTTGAAAATCCTTGTTAAATAACAAGGATTTTTTTATTTGTCTATCAATAAATGAAAACACAAACCTTTTTCTTTCATTATCCCACGCAACAACAATTTCCATTCCACATGTTATGTTTTTATTTTTCTTTTTGTCAAAATATGTAACCTTGTTAATAATTCCATAAGTAGTTCTTTCTCTTTCTGAAATCTTATCTAATGACCAAGCATGATTGTATTTACGTGATTTCATAAATAGAATACCATTTTTAAGAACATCTTCAACAAAAGAAAGATATTGTAACTTATGAATTTTAGCTTCCTTTGTTCTAAATACACCGTTTGTTTTTTCTGCATGTTCTGTAGTCATATCTTCAATGTAAATATTTGCATTTCCTAAAGCCGGACAAGTAAGTTTTCCTTCTTCTGAAAGTTTTGTTAATCTTTCAAGCTCTGCATCAATCTGTTTTTCTGTTGTTAATGGTTGAATATCTTTTATTTCTGTTGTCTTATTTGTTAGAGCTGTTGTTACATCTCTAAATGAATGTATTTTTTTATCAACCCCTTTTGGATATTCATATCTCCATTCACCATTATTCATTTTCCATCGTCTTATATATTTATGTGATTTCTCAATATCATCTGCTTTATCACTCTGAGCAAATTTCATTTTCAAATCATAATAAAATTTCTCTGTGGGATTATCTAAATCATAATAACAATCATCAGGAGTTACACCTATATTTTTATTTGACTGTAATTTGACTGAAACTTGCTTATTTTCAGAAAATAAGTCCGATTTTTGCAGATTTTCTGCAAATTCGGGCGTTATATCATCATTTTTATGAGTTTTTAATTTGCTTGTTATTTGATTTGCAACAGATTTTTTAATTACTAGTTTTCCCATTTTATCTCCTTTTAAATAAACAAGGGAAATTTCCCTTAATTTTCCATTAATTTCCCTTATTTTGACATTTTCTTTTTACACAAATTCTTTAATCTAAACTTCCAATCACAAATAGAGTATTGATCATAATGCTTTTTATATTCCCCACCACTACCAACTCTTTCTTTGCGACATCTTTTATTTGCTTGTCTTTTCCAGTATTGTTTGTGTTTGCCATTATCTTTTACTATTGGTGTTTTTCGATAACTTCTACTCATGATTAAATTCTCCACAATCACATTCATCATCAGGTTCTTTATTTGTAAACAAATCTTGGCACAAACAAAAACCTTTATTTTGTTTTAGAGCTTCCTTATGTTCGTACTCTCCGATTTTGTCAGTTTCTTCTACCCACCAAGTACAATTTTTACAAATTTCATTCATCGCCCTAAATCCTTAATAATGATTTGTTTATATCTTCTGAACTTTCTTCAAGTCCACTATAAGCATTAGTATTTTTGGAATCTTCTAAACCACTGTAATCATTGTTAGATTCTTCGTTAGTGCCTTCTTCATCTCCATAATTCTGCCAATCATCATTATCCTCTGTTCCTTCTTCACCCATTCCCCCCATATCGCCCATACCTGTTTGAGCTTGTGCAGCCTGGAACATTTGTACAAGTTGACCATTCATTGGTAAGTCTGCCCCGTTTTCAATCTTTGACAAGTCTATAGGGTCTAATCCTTTTTCTGCTCTTTTTTCGTTAATACTTTTCCAGGTTCTAACTTCTTTTTCGTCTAAATCTGCTACAGTGTTTGGATTGTCTTTTTCATATCCTACAAATTCTAATACATAATCAGGATTTATTTTTTTAACGATTTTATTTATGTAAGATTCAAGAAATGTTAATAAATCACCTAACAACAAAGATTTACTAGCCGACATTCTGTCTGCTCCAGAGTTTTCAAACATTGTTTGTGATTTTTGGCTTTGAATTCCTAGTTCATCCATTGAACAACCAAACATAGCAACTACAGCACTAGTTAAATAGTCATTCCATTGTTGGAATTCCATTTCTCTGTTGTTTCCGTTTAGTTGTTTCCATTCAATACTTGCTTCTTTATCTCCTGCTGGAATTATTGGGATTCTCCACTGATTAAGTGGCCCACCACTCATAATTTCAGCAATATAATCTTCCATTTCTTCAATTCGTTCAGAAGTTGCATCTCCGCTAATTAAAAGCATACCTTTAGGAAGTTTGTTTTCTGTAAAGTTTCCGGCATTATATACAAAAGTATTAATAAATGATGTTATTAAGTCTACTGCTTGTTCTACATATGAATACCCATATTGAGAATGGTAAATATCTGTTCTTGGATTTTCAAAATCAAAAAGCATTGTATCAGTTGTATATCCGGCCGCAGGAATTCCATCTACAACTTGAATATATTTCCAATCTGTTTTTACATTTTTATTTGGGATTACTTTTTCAACTGTTGCAGCATCTACAGCATAAAAAGCACATAACTTTTTATCTTTTGTGTACTGTAATTCTGTTGCAACTTGATCAATAGTTAAATTATCACGCACAATTTTTATACAATATTTAACAAAATCATCTCTATCTGCATCTTCAAAGTTCCCACAGTTAATAATAAAATCTCTAATTTCATCTCTCGTTTTATCGGCTTTTTGTGTCTTTGTTAAATCTTCACCCTTTTTATAAATCAAAAAGCCCCTAGAATTTCTATCTGTTACAGGTTTTAAGAATGGTTTGATTTTCTTTTGGATGTGATTAATACAAGTATTAATAATCCATGCTTTTTGAGCTACTTTCCTTAAAGTTGCACATGGGATTCCCCCGAATTGTACACGTGATATAGTTCTAATTCCATGGAAAGCATTTTCAGACACAAAATAAGGATCATAAAAAATAGAATCTGCATTATCAAGCGTTCCTTGCCCCAGGAAAAAATCTTTATTGAAAATACCGTTTCCATTTTCTTTTTGGTTATATGCAACCCTTTTTCTTAATTCTTTTTTTATATCAATTTCTTTAAAACCGCCCATTTTTATTACTCCTAAACAAAAAAAAAAGACAGCCACTTATCCCATGAAAGATAAATGACTGTCTTTTTGACACATCGTTCATATTAATTTTATTACATGTTTATAATTGTTTCAAGTGTTAGTTTTTCAATTTGTATTCATCATAAAAACTATCTATCACTTTTCTTATTGCATCCTTATACTTTTTTGACAATTTCAAGTACTTAATAAAGCTTTTAATTGTTTCCATATTTACCTTCCTTTAAGTTAGTTTCTACTCGTAATCGGGTAAAACACTTTCATCAATTTCTGTATTTAATTTTTTTGCTAAATAAACAAGTCCTTTACTAGTTGTAAGTGTTACAGGTTTGTTTCCGATTTTTTCGTTAATAAACTTTACAACTACCTTAAAATTTCCATTGTTAATTTGTTCTTGTTTTGGTGAGTTATCAAGATTAAGAATCTGCATAGCTCTTAATTTTTCAAACAATTTAATATTTCCGTAAGGCAATTTTAGAGCTTTTGCTGTTTGGTTCATTGTGTAACAACCTTTACCATCTGCAATACGATTTACTACACTTTCTGCAAGTTCTGCTCTTGCTCTAATTATTTGTAGTTCTTCTTCGTATGCTTCTTGTGCTAAATCTAGTGCCTTTTTTAATTTTAATGCTGGTGTTAGGTCGGTAGAAACAGACCTTAACCCGTCGGTAAAAGCTTGACTTGCTTGAGAATTAAACATTGTCGTTTTATTATTTTGCATAAAATAAATTAAAACAGTTACTTCTGCTTTATCCCAATAAGTTGGTTTACCATTTTCAATTTTTTTATTAGGCAAACATTTTTTTGCATTTTCTAAAATAACTTTTGGACTTGTTTTTAGAAAATTTGCAAGTTCTTTTGTAGACATTGTAGTTAAGTTTTCAGTCTTAACATCCGATAAAATAAGTGAGTTATTCATTAGTAGCTCCTTTTGAAGAAGTGTAAGCTGTGGTAGGTTTTGACACTTCTTCATTGTTTTTATTTTTTTCATTTTTGAACCTCAAATTCATTTATTGCGTTTAAAACATCTTCGTTTGTTTTGAAAAAACCCTTGTTAATACAATAGGCAATATTATCTTCAATTCTTGTAAGTTCGGATAATTGTTTTTGAGACCCTTTGTTTCTAATACTTGTTTCATGTTTCCCAAAAACTTTTGTATTTAATGCTTTTGCAATTTCTGGATAATTCGGTTGAGGAATTTTATACAATGCACTTGACAAAGATTTATAAAAATTCCCTGCTTCTATACGATTAAGGATAAGTTTGTCTGTCAACCATGTAACAACTTTGGCATATAACTGAGGATTAAGTTCCATTGCAACTAACACCCAAATATAAGGATTGCAAACAGATTGTTTGTTTTCCCCTCTGCCTGTCGTTCGGTAAACACTTAATTCTTTCAAAACTTTTACCATCCCTTTTTCGTGTACCATTTCCATAAATTGAGAATAATCACAATTTATGAGCTTCTGTTCTAAAAGGACATAATAAATACGTTCTGCATTTTCTTGTCCATTGATAATATGCTGAATCTCACCCTTTGATTTCCAACCATTCATTATTCTTGCTCTAGTAAAAGCCTCTTGCAAATCAGTTAAAGATAACATTGAATCTTTGGTGTTTTGTCTTATAACAACACCAAACAACTCTCTATCCTTTTCCGATTTCATTATTACATTTGTTAGCATTTTCACCCCTTTTATCATACAATTTGTAGTATCATAAAATATTTATACTACAAATTGTTGACCTTGTCAACTTTTATTTAATAAAATGTAGTATTATTCCGATACATAAAAAGGAATGTGATTAAACAAGGATAAAAAAATATGAATTTTTGGGATAGACTAAGAGGAGAATTAGAGTACAACTGTATTACCCATAAAGAATTGGCAAGTAAGATAAATATTCAAAAATCAACTTTAGAACAAAGATTTTTAAGACAAAACAGTCCTGATGCAGAATTTGTATATCAGTGTAGCAAATTATTAAACGTATCTATGGAATGGTTACTGACTGGAGAAAACCCTACAACCAATTTACCCCTAGATATTCAAAAAGTAGCACATGAATTATTAACAGTAGAAGGTAAAAAAAGAGATTCCATTATTTCGCTTATTCACAATCAAGTTGAATTTTGGAAAAATAACTAAAATCGTATAACAGGAGGTAACGAACAGATACCCCCTTTGTATCAATAATCACGACCTCGCAAATTCCGATACCGTCAACCACAATAATTGTCTATAATTATGGGGTGGATAATAGAGACCCCATCAAAGGTGTAGGAAATTCCTATACCTTTACTCTCTCATAAATACGTCTTCGTATTTATAAAACATTTTATTTGACAATTTTTTATAAAAGCGTTACTATAAGTATAGGCTGTGAATCGTCAAGGGCGTTAGCTTCCGGGCATGTACATGGAAGTCTCACAGATTTTTCTATTTTGCCTTCCCTATAACAATCAAACAGTTTTAATTCTCCGTATTTATTATAACTAGCTATAAAATAAATAGTACCTCTTGAATATCCTTTAAATTTTATCAAATTAGTTTTTCTTCTTCTTGAAGTACCTTCATAACGAATAATTGTATGTTTATTTTGTATTGTTCGTCTGAATAATAAAATATCTTCCGATGATATATTATGTTTTCTTAGATTTAACGAATGTCTTAATTCAGAACTTCCCATTGTTAAACTGTCTATATTTATCCCTAATTTTAGTTTAAGTTTGTTTGAAAAATGACTAGGTATATCACACAATTTAATATTTTCATCATAATTTGGATTAGTTATTGTATCGTGTATAAAAGTTCTTAATTCTTGTTTTGTTGCATTGTGTTCATGCCATCTAACAGATATTTCCCTATCATCCGCATAGTAATATCTCCATTTTCCATTTATGAGTTTTTTATATTTGTATTTCACTCCAAAAGATTTTAAAAGCTCTACATAAGCAGATTTCTTGATAACCAATTTTACCATTTTTTTTCTAAGCTCCTTTTTTTTCTCCCATTTTATCTATACCCAAACATTTTATTAATTTGTCTTAAACTTTTCCCCTTTTGAATTACACTATCTTTTTCTCCATTCTGATCATTTGTTTGTTTTATTGATTTTTGAGCCAGTTTTTCTTTAATTTTTTTCTCTGCTCGTTGTTCATAAAAGCCATTAGTTCTTGAATCTCCACAAGCTAAATTTGCAAGTGCAAAACTCCAAAATGTATCTGCATGTCCGTTCTCATCTCTATCTGCATCATACCTAAAATTATTTCCACTAGTTGCAATTCTTCTGATACTGTGTATTTGATGATGCAAGTTTTTATCATTAGGCAAAATAAACTCTCTGTGTTGCAAACCTAATTTTATTCCTTGTGCCATTTCTTCTTTTGCCTGTGCAGTAAAATATATTCCCTCAACTTTTGCTTTTCCAATATCTTTTTCAAGTCTTTCCAGAATAGGCAACCCCATTCCCGTACAGTCAATACACATTCTTCTAATAGGCAATGCCTGATTTAATCTTTTTATTGCTGCAATTTGATATTCAAAATCTTTACCCCTTAATTCTTCATACCCAAAAACTTTCTTTTTGCCATTTGGTAAAAGCCCCAAAACAAAAATACTTGCAGCATCTCTTTTTTTCGCAATATCATACCCTAAATACAATACTCCATGTTTTTCCGGATTGTATTCTGTAGTACACATATCATCTACAGTCTTGCAAATTTGTAATTCTTTACCAAAGAAACTGTCTGCCTCACCAAATTCTAAATCTTTTTCTAAATCTTCATTGGAATAATCTTCATTCATTCCAGGAGTACAGGAATAAATTTCTTCTAAAGTGATATAACTTTCGGCACTATCAATGAACAGACATTCACACTCTTGCTGAAAATCTTCTAAAACATCGTTTCTAAATATTTCTTTAAGTGTTTCTGTTGCAAATTTCTCGACTCTTTCTTCTGTGTTCATATTAGGTGCTTCACGTACAGCTGTTCCTACATCAATACACAGAGCAGTAGAAAACCACCAAGGAACATTAAACCTTTGATAAGCAGGATATTTTTTCTTGTCTGTGCAGATTTCATAAAAGCGACCAATACATCCTAAAGGTGTTGAACCTACTTCAATTGTTCCACCACGAGAAATAACATACAAAGCAGCAGTGTATACTAATTTAGACATATTAGGAAGAAATATACCGTATTCATCAAGAGAAATATCTCCACCTTTTCCACGAGGTGGTCTACAAGGCATTGAAATTAAACGAGATGTAGTTTTCCCATTTGCGTCCAATAATTCAATTTCTGATTTATTTTCTGTGATAATTTTTTTCTTTGCAAAATTCGGAATAGAATCATAAAACTCGCGTATGTACCTAATTTTTTCTTGTGCGTCGGATTCGTTGTAAGATACAAATTGTTTAACATACTTTTGTCTACCAGGATCTAAGGCTTTTGACAAACCTTTTAAACCTGTTGCAAAAGAAAACCCAGTACGTCTTGATTTAAGAATTGAAATAAATTGTTTAGTTGATAAAATAAAATCTTCTTGCCAAGGGTCTAGTACAAGTTGCTTATCATCAAATTTACAATAAGCATAAAGATAATCTAATCTTTCATCTGGTGTTAATTTTTCCACAAAGAACCCCTATTTTATAAAAAATGATAAAATAAAATATAAAAACTCTACTTTTTTGATAAAAAAACTTCAAAAAAGTGATAAATTTTGAATATTTTCTTATTAATTTTAATCATAATCAGGCTGATTCTCGTTAGTTTCGATGTATTCGCCAGCAGCTTCTCTAATTTCTTGATTTCTAAGTTTAATTGTTGTTTTAACTGATGCGAAGTTTTCTTTGATTACGTCCAGAGTAGTTTCAACGTCATATTCATTGCTATTTGCATTGCCATTAAGTTGTTCGTTTAATTTAATCAAATCGTTTGTTTCTTTTTCTCTGTTTGGTAATTTATATGTCGTAATACCGACATTGTTAATCTCGATGTTATCAATTATCGCCGCTTTTTCTCTGTCAAGTTCTTCTAAAGGGATAACAGATGTAATCTGTCTAGTTACTCCTGTTTCAGGGTTTTCTATTTCTGTATTTGTGTAAAAATCCTTAATATTATATGTGGCCCTCGAAATTTTTTGCGTGATTAATTTATCAACAGCATCTTTTACAGACACTTTAATTTGTTCATCTGTAAATTTCTTAATTAAATTAACCACAGCAGGACATTCCCGAATAAGTTTGTGTTTAGCAACATACGAAGTTTTTGTAGAATACCCAGCTTTTTGAGCTGCAACTGTAGGATTTTTATATCCATTTTGTCCTGGAGTTGTATACCAAATAATTAATAGCTTTTGTCTTTTAAGAAGTTTTACACCACCCCAATCGTAGGCATCTAAGTCAATGATTGAGCCATCTGGCAATGTATCTGTATACTTTTCCTTCGCCATTTTTTTCACCTCTAGGCTATGCCATATCTACAACTGCTAGAATATCATCTGCATCAACTATAAATCCTTTGCCATCAATTTCACATTCTGTAAGTTTATATTTATCAGCATAAATAAAATCGCCTTTAGTTATTGGCACATCAATATTTACAGGAACAGCCTCAACTTTACACATAACAATTCTTTCGTTCTTTTCTTCGGGCAAAATAATCCCTGATTTAGTTTTTGTTTGTTTTTGTTTTATGCTAACTAAAACTTTATTATTAAGCATTTCTATTTTCATTTTTTCCCTCACACCGATGTTTTGTATACGCCCAAAATTTTCGTCCTAATTGTGTATATACCTCTAATGGTTCTGCATCACATTTAACAACTCTGTCATTTTTTACAGCGATGTAAATTACTGGCTGTTTACATTCTTGACAAATTTGCATTTATTCTCCTTTGCAGGCTGTTTCCCTGAAAAGTTTGTTGAAATGTACAAGAAGTAACAATTCCTTGCCATATTTTAAATTCTACATTGCCAAAAAAATCAGAATCAAGAAAGTTAAGATCAAAATCAAAACTTTCTTTTTCATCCACAGGTTTGTTGTTCAACACTTCTGAAACAATTACTCCATGTTCTATGCCGAACTTTAAAGTTCCAATAAACTTTTCTTTTTGTTTGGCTAATAGTTCATTTCTAATAAAATTTTTTGTATTCATATTTTAATTTTAATACAATGTATGATTAATTTCAATACTTTTTTGATATATCAAGTATTAAAAATAATATTAACTTTCCAAAAAAATATAATCTTTATACAGATTTTTAACCAACTTTCTTTTTAAAATATACACTGCCAATTTTCTTGTAATTTCAGACTTTACGTCCATAATAATTTTTTTTCCGTCTGCTTGCGTATAAACGAAGTCCGCGACGTAAAATGATGCTCTCTCTGTCGCCGATTTAGGGCAAACTTCGAATTTTACTTGCCTTTGCAAATTGCTAATAACACCTGCTTTTTGCAACATCATTAATTCTTGATATTTATTTGCTTCTTTTTTTGAATCAAACTTGATACCATCAATTTCAACTTTTATATTTTTATATTTTAATTTTTTTTGAAAATACATTCCCATTTTGTTTTTAAATTCTCCCACCTTTCATAGACTACTTTAATTCCACACGCTTTTGCATATGCTCTTTCTACTTTTGCGCCTGGGGATTTTCTCCAGTCTTTCATCATAAAAATATGACTACAATCCGAAATTGTAACAATATCGGCGGCTAAATATGTTGCATAATCTACCACTCCAAATTCTTTTTCAACTTTTTTGCAAATTTCGCTAGGTGTAACAACTTCATCATATTTATTTGCCAATAAGTTTTTAATTCTAAGAAACTTCATTTCCCAAACACTTCTAGGCAAATTCCCTATTTTACCTGATACATAAATTTTTTTCATGATAAACTTCCTAAAATATAAATTAAAGAACTAGCGATAAAAAAATTAAATATTGCAATCATTAATGTATTTGTATATCTCAAAAACAAACAAATTAAAACAAGTGCGAAAATATTAATAGCCAAAATTATTAAAATTACCTGTATTATTTTTAATAAAAATTTCCATTGCATATAAAGTATTCAAAAGATACTCTGCAAGCTTGTCAGAGTTAGTTTTCAAATCTTTATTAAGCTCAAGGCTTTCAATAAGAATTTTAGTTGCATCAAAAAACTTTTTACTCTTATCAAGTTGCAAAGTATCTCTCCTTGAATTAAGATTTTTTAATTTTTGCCACAATCGAAGGAACAAAAATTCCAAGTAAAAGTGTGATTAACGCAATTACTGTCGCAATCACCTTTGTCATTGTATCTTGTGATAGACTAGCGACAGCACAACAAAAAGCCCCAATAGAAACAAAAATGATTGATGAAACTGTTACCCAATCTTTTTTTTCTGCTTTTTGAAAAATTGAAACAATCAAAGTTCCTAGTCCAAATGCTGATATTGCCAAAGCTGGAATATCAGATACAATGTTTGTAGAACATGCCAAAATAGACCCAATAATTAGTAAGCCTACCCCAATAAATAAAACTATTTGTTTTTTCATTTTCCCCTCCTTCAGGAAATATTAAAATGGAATTGTATCATCGCCATGAAAATTATCATGTGCTTCTTTGTTTGTGTATGTTTCCAAAACAGAAGTAGATTGCTCTGTTTTGTTACCGCCAAGAAGTTGAACAGTTTCTGCAACAATTACAACTCTGCTATTCTTTTTACCGTCTTTTTCCCAACGATCCTGTCGTAAATAACCATCTACTGCAATTTGTTTACCCTTAGTTAAAAAAGGTTTTAAATTTTCCGCAGTTTTTCCCCAAATAGTTACCTCAAAGTAACTAACTTCATCAACCCACTGATCACCATTTTTTCGACTTCTGTTTACAGCAATACTAATATTGGCTCTAGCTGTTCCAGTATTTGTATAACCAAAACTTCCCTCTTCCAAATCTTTAGTCATTCGCCCAATTAAATTAACATGATTAATGTCTGTCATTTTTTTTATTCCTCCTGTTTTAAGAAACTCGTTTATCAAATCGCTTGCTACGTCCTAAAAATTCTAGGATGATTCCCACCTCTGAAAATCTGTCGTACATTGCATCGCCGATAAATCTCACAAACCCATCTTTTTTGAAATTTGAAATTATTCCCATTGGCAAATCATTCGCATATCGTTCAGAAATGATAAAAGATATAATTTCTTTTTCTAAATCTGGCTTAAATCCTCTACCAACTTCGTCAATTATTAACATTGGAGCAGTTGAGTATTTTCTCAAAATTTGCATTTTATTAGCTTCTGCTTTAAAATCTGATCCACTTTCATACTCAATACATAACTTCTGGCTTGTAACGTAAAGTCCTCCCATCTCTCTAATTATGCTACATCCGAGATGAGTTTTACCTGTACCGTAATTACCTAATAAAGCCAAAATTTTGTTTTGATTTTTTATTTCTACGAAACGTTGAATTGTTCGTAAATTAACTATATCTCCTTCGGAACTGCATTCCCATGTTCCCAATGATTCTTGTAAATATCTTTTTGGCACACCTGATATATGCTTAAAATTATATTCTAAACTAGCTTTTTCTTCTTTCATTGTTTGATTCTTTATCATTTTTTCATACTCGTCTGCTTTTTGAGAATCAACAACGATATTGTTTAAAATTGTTTTGACAGAGTCCATATTTACCTCACAGTTATCTTGTCTAATATATCTAAATCTTTTTTATCTGGCCGCCATTTTTTTCCCTGTTCTTTTAATGAATTGGCGGAATAAGTTCTTTTTTCATAGGATTCTATGCCCCATTTTTTTAATGCTAAATAATCAGAATTATATTTGTATCCTTTCATTTCTTTTAGTTCTGAAAAGTGCTGTATTATATTTAGTACTTTTTCTTCACCGTATTCTGTTTTTAATTTGTTAAATTCAACATCAGAAAGTAAAACATTTTGAAATTCCCCATGTTTATGTTTTATAGGTTTTGTTTTTTTTGTTTTAGTTATAATTTCTGTTTTGTTTTGAATTAATTCAGTTTCATTATCTAATTTTTCTGTTGTTTGTGATAAATCAGAGTCCGAATTTGAATTTAAATCTAAATTTAAATCTAAATTTAAATCTAAATTTAAATAGTTCGAAGGGTATGTATAGGGTATACATAGGGTATCAAAAACGCCCCTAATATCAAATTGATATTCAATTTTTTCTAGATATGCTAAAACATCGTCAGATAACTTACTTAAAATAGTGGCAATTCCTTTGATTACATTCTCGCTTTTAAGTTGTTGATGTTTTGGGAAGTTTCTTATAATAATATAATTATTATATCTGTAAACTTTTTTTGCATTTTCAAACTTTCTCAAAATATGAGTTACGGTATCAGAATTAAATCCTGTATCAAAACAGATTCTTTTAATTGTCAATTCCATTACACCTGCTATGTTTGTTAGTGGATTTGTCAGTAAATAGATATACAATAGTTTTTCCGATGGATCGAGTTCTTGAACCCATGTATCATCCCAAAAAGAAGTGTCTATATATCGTTGTGTACTCATTTTATATCTCCTATTTTTGCTATAATTTGCTATAATTTGCTATATATTTGCTATATATTTGCTATTTATTAGACATTTTCCATCTTTTTTTTGCCCCTTTTTTTCCAGATAGTGATCTTGCCATACTTAAAACATACTCTTTCAATTCTAAATCCAATATAGGCATTATTTTGACAAACACATCAAAGCCTTTTTTGGATAAATTTTGAGGAATTGTTCTTTTTTCCATGTATTTTACTAAAGCATTTACAACTTTTTTAAACTGAAAGGCATTCAATTTGTTTAAGTCGTTAAGATAAACTAAATAAAAATTAAATTTAAGCTTCATCGATACACCATCCTTTATGTGAAGTTCCATTTTCTAATAATTCATAAAATAACTCCGAAGTAATTTTTAATTGCTTCATAATTGCAGTTTTTTTATCAATTATTCTTTGAGCGTTATTAAAAGCTACATATTCTTTTAAATCATATTTCCCTCGTTTTTTATATTCATATTCATTTTCATTTTTTCCGACATTTCGTTTTAGCCAGGCTTTTTTTTGTTTTGTTTCCTTAATCTTTTCATAATATTGACGTTGTTTTTCTTTTATAATTTCTTTGTTTTTCTCATACCAATCTTTATGAGAAAATTTTGATTTATTTTTATTCACAAAGAACCTCCTTTGCTAATACAGAACTACTTTTTTGTAATTCTTCACACTTTATCTTTGCCCTTTCAAATCTGTTTTTAAGATGTGGATAACGCTCTAAAAACTTTCCAATTCCTGCAGAATGGAAAAACCTGTGTTCTTCATCGGTTAAGGCAATCAAATTCCATGCTTTATCAATTGCTAAAGGACAGGCACCTCTTGATATAATGTGATGAAACTCTACAGGTTGCCTTCCTGTGGCTTCTGAAACTCTAATTCTATTTCTTAATTCCGTTACAGATACTTCATCGGCGAAGTCTACTATTTGTTTCCCACGCCAAATTTCCCACTCATACAATATTTTTCTAACAGATGCTTCAAGATCGTTTGTCAAATTACACATTGTATTTAAATGATAAAGTAATCCGGAAATAAAATGAGCCGCGGCCATTGTGTTGGCTTCGGAAATATGAATTACTCTCAATTCATTGTTGTATCTGTTCGGAATTTTATCCGCGTATAATTCCAATAAATCAAGATATAACTCATATTTTTCGCTTTCCGTAGGCTTTCTCCCGTTTTCCGAGTAGAAAATTATTTCTACAAGTTTCCATACAGCAGCTAATTGTTTGAAAGTTCTATGCTGAAAAGCCGCATCTATTTCACATTTCAATAAAATTTCTTTTTCTGTCCTACATTCTCGTTGATATTTTGAATTGAATAGTTTTTCAATTAAAAAATTATCACGAGGATCATTTGGAACTAAGACAATTTTATTGTGTATTAACTGCCCATGAAAAAAACTCGTAATTTTCAATTAAAAAACATCTCCGCCAAACTTTAGTTGAGAATCTTCAAAAGCTTTATCAATCATTTTATTTTCTTCTTCTGAAATTGTTGCAGGATTATCAAATGCTTGTTCAATTCCTTTAATTTCTGCGTGCTCAACTGCATTAACAGGCTTAGATTCTACTGTTTCAACTTCACCTATATCAAAGTTAAAGTCTTTCACAACACTAATTGTATTGCCATCCTGAATAGTATTTGCAGTGATAATTGCTGAATCACTGTTTACAGCTTCTGCAACTTCAACTGTCTTTGGCGCATATTTCAACACTTTTTTAAGCACTGTTTTCTTTGCCATACTTTCAGGGTCAGTAGACCAAGGGGAAGAATATCCCTTGCTTACTGCCTGCGAATATTTCTTTGCGTGGTGTTCCACTTGCTCCCAGGTCATTACTTCGAATGCCTTTGCTCCATTTACCAATTTGTAGTAGGCGTATACAGCAACAGGCTTTGCTGTTTTCCCCATTGGTTTATGAATAAGCTGTTCGTTCATCCCGTATTCATATTCAAATATATCACCATCATATACAATTCTAGCCTGTATTGTTTGGTATTGATTTGTTCTATAGCAAAGATCAATCAAGCCTTGATACCCCAATTGAAATTGAGTTTCAAGGCAATCTTTCTTATTGTTATAAAAAGCAATTAAGTAAGACTGACCTAATGGAGTATTACATTCAAGCCCTAATTGAGCTGATGTAAGCAATGCACCAAGAAAACTTTCTGGTGTAGATGATGCTAATTTTTCATCTTTTGAGATCGCTGTTAATGCAATTCTCATCATTCTTTCCGGAGTGATATTCTGTGGCAATGCACATTTAATTTGATCACTCATTTTGGCAATCCAATTTCTTAACGATTGCCCTTTTGGTTGATTTAGTTGTTTTGTTTCGTTTTTTTTCGATAGATCCATAAAAATCTCCTTATATATTTATAAATTCAATTTAATACCTTTGTCAATAGTAGGAATTCAAATTAATACTTTTTTTCTTATAAAAAAAATTATTCTAATGGAACTCCCAAAGTAGCAAGGCTTTTTGCAACATCTCTAGTTGCCTTAATATCTGCTAATGCATCATGAGCATTGCTTAAATCAATTTTCAAATGCTCACATATTGTAGTTAATTTTCTGTTTGGCAAATAAGGTAAAATCTTATTTGCACCTGCTTTTTTTACCTGGTTAAATACATCTAACCGTTTTTCAAAAAATTGCCCAAAATCCATTCCATGATGATTAAACAAACTAATTAAATGATTCCAGTCAAATTCACAGTTATAACCACAGAAATACATGTTTTCAACTTCTCTAAAATTTACACAATCTGATAGAAAATTCATTATTTTTGTGCAAACATCGTGTGAATTTTCATAATTTTGTATAGTTTCTTTTGAAATTCCATGAATTTTTGCAGCTTCTTCATTAAATTCAACATGTGCCATATCAAGACAATTTAATAAAAATACTCTTTCAGATTCGCTTTTTACGTTTTTCCCTCCTATGTTTTGAGTAGATACAAATATAAATGCTATCTGAAATGGAGCTGCGTTTTCAATATTTAATCCTGTTGTTTCCACATCACACCAAAGAAATTTCATTTTATTTTTACTCCCATATTAAAAGTAATACAGGGTTTCATCACCCTGATATAAAATACCGGTTTTGCGTTTCGCACGTGTGTTATGGTAAATGTGTCGCCCCACCCACCGGAAAGGTAATTTAAACAAATTTATAAAATAAGTGTCAACGTGCAACTTTATGTAAGTTGCCAACATAATACCAGTCCATACGGACAAGGTTATTAATATATTTTCTTGCAACCTGTTTTGTCGGTTGCCCACAAGATATAAAACCATATCGACGATATAGTTTTAAACTGTTCAACGAACAGTAGTAAAAAATAATCTTCGTTTATTTCTAAACGTCCTTCTTTTTTGTTATTAGCAAAGTTTTTGTTTTTGTTTCTTTAGTGTACATGTCATAAATACCTTCTTTTTTAAGAAGGTCAGAATCTACAGATTTTTTAATAACCGTAGAATACGTAATCTTAAAATCACCTAATTCGGCCACAACACTTTTGCTATCAGAATTAGAACTATTGCTCGCTTTATGCATTGCTAGTAATATTTGATTTTTTGCAATTTCTTGATTTTTTTTGAGCTCTTTAATCTGCTCATCTAATTCTTTTTTATATTCAATTATTTCTAATAACGATTCATCTAACTCAACGTTGTTAGAAATCGGCAATTTTTTTATTAATTGATTTTCATTGTCAGCACCAGATGGGGCAGGAAAAACATCCTTTAGTACATAATTTTCCCAAAAGTCTTTTTCAACTTCTATTAATTTTTCAATAAACTCATCATCTTTTTCAATGATGTAATATTGAATTGTACATGATGCTTTCATAAAGGCGGCAAGTAAAAACCAATTTAATCCTGTAACTGCCATATAATGCTGTACCTGGCAATAGTAACTATCAGGAATTTCGTATTCACCAAATCCTTGCCCATTCGAGGTCTTAATCTCTAAGCCCCCTAATCCTGTAACTGTTTTATTTTTCACGGAAACAGTTCCTTCAACTAAGCCATCTAAATTGGCATTCATGAAAGAATGTTCTTCACTTGTATACATTCCCTCTGGAATTGTAACAGTTACACCAAATTTAGTAGCCACTTCTTCCCTAATTGGATTTTCTAAAAGATGCCCCCATCTAAGAATTTCTGAATCAATTCCTTGATTCAAACCTTTTTTTTGCAAATAAACAGTTAATGGAGATGAATATTCATTCATTCCCATTAATGCGCCTGCATCAGATCCCCCAATCCCTGTTTTTCTTAAATTAAGCCATTTTTCAGGCTCTTTTTCTTGATCAACTTTTGTTATTTTAACATTCATATAAACTCCTAGCTTCTTTTATTGTTAAACTCTTAGCTTTTTTTTCAAATCCGACTGATGCATTTTTATAAAACTCTGCTAATTTTGGCTCGTTTTTTTGTGTAAAAATAACTGATTTGTTTCTACACTCATTCGATTTTGCAATATAATATTCATATTTAGTCAATTTCCTTTCCTCCTTCGTATTCGTTCCAACATTGTAAACAACAGTAATGGCCAGCAGGCACTTTTTCACCACAATGTTTACAAGTGTCTTTTTCAACCTTATACTTGTTAATAAAGTATGTAATCCCTTCCATATTGAATAGAAGTTGTTCACCAGTTTTGTCTGTTGATTTGTTAAAAGTTCTTAAAGTGAAGTATTGTTGATATTCTGCTTTTGCTCTGTATTCTCCAATAGAATTTTTATAAACATATTTTGCTTTCAAAATTGTCATAAATTCAGTTTGTTTCATACCCAGTTTTGCAGCCATATCTCTAAAGTTCATTGTCTTAGAACGGTCTACTAATTCATCATAAACAACTGCTTTGGGCTGCATAATTGCTACTTGATGTCTGATGTTATCAAGTGTTTGGTTTGCAAGTTGCAAGGCTCTAGACATTACAGCTTCTGGTGTGTTCCAGGCTTTTTCAAGTTTGATTAAGTAGTTGCGATATGTTTTACCAATTTCTGTTCTTGACATTAAACAAATTGATTTTGCCATATCAATAGAAATTGCATAGTCTTGTATTTCTTGTTCGCCGCCATATTGGTTGCCCTGTACCTTTAGGTACACCCCATAAAAATCTTCGTTTTCAACAAATTCTTTAGAGTTTGTTTTCCACCATTCAGAAAATCTTTTAGAAATTTCTAAGCCTTTGTACAAATCTCTAGCTGATATAGCTTGAGTTCCATCTTTTTCAATAATTACTAATTCGTTCATAATTACCCTCTCTTTTGAAGTTTTTCTAATGTTTTTTTGATATAATCAACACCCTTTTGAAAAACAACTGTTTTAAGGTTGATATGGGTATCTCCATCTTTGTCTTCAAACTTTGTTTCGATAACTCTGAAATATCCAGCGTCAATATATTTCTGATATGGTTGATTGT